TCATAACAATTCTATCTTATCCTCGGCTTGTTCTCGTGACTTGTTTGTAACGTGGAGATAGATTTCCTTGGTGATTTTTTCATCAGCATGGCCAACACGGTCTTGGATTACATATAAGGGTACCCCCAACTCAGCCAGCTTTGAAATGTGTGTGTGGCGGAAAGTATGAGTGGATACCCGCTTTTTTATTTTGAGCTCTTTTTCCGCTTTGCTGAGGTGATAATCAACCAACGTTGCAGATAGTGGATACCCATGACGGAGGAACAGATACTCAGCATTACGCTTGTCGACACGATACTTATTGCAGATCTCAAGCGCGCGCGACGATAAACGGATAGAGCGGAAGCTGGCCTCAGTTTTGGGAGTATCAGACTTAGTAGCTTTTTGGCGATTGATACGCGAGTAGTCAAGCGTACCTATAATTTTGGCGTAAGTGTGATTATCAACAGTGTAAAAATTTTTGGGTTGCAGGCTGGCGGCCTCCCCAAAACGCATGCCAGTTAAGTAGAGCAACTCACAAAAATCAGCGATAAAGGGGTCCTTGCTACGTAGATAGGTGAGCAGTCTGTCCAACTCATCGCTATCCAGAAACTTAGGATAGGTTTGCCGCTCAGTCTTATGCTCTTTTTTCCAACTGATTGAGCCATAATCAGGAGCAGGATTGTCGTTAAGATAACCGACTTGGACGGCGTATTTAAGCATTAGATTGAGTACCATAAATTGCTTTTTTACGTTTGAGTTGAGCTTTCCATACTTATACAGTTGATCATCAAGATACCTAACCAAAAATTGGCGGTTGAGCTGGATCAGTAGGGCATTATTGCCAATGCCAGATCGCACTTGCCTAACGGCGGTAATCTGGCTTCTGTACGTTGATGGTTTTAGCCGCTCTTTTCTGATTACTAGCCATTCGTCAATTAATTCACCGAGTGTTTTATGCGGGTTGTTGAGCGTACTAAGCTCAACTTCTCGCTCAAACCGCTGGTCAAGCAGCAGCTCCACTTGCTTCTGGACTTGGCGGGTGGCTTTATTTACCGTCTTGCTTAGTCGCTTCCGTCCACCAGTCAACGGGTCCTTATAATCTTTTACCAACTTCACCCGGCCATTCGACAAGGGCTCGATTCTTAACATTGTTACACCTACTTTCGTTTATATTTCCATAATCGTATTTTTGTTCTTTTTGAGCTGTTTTTAAAACCGGCCAAATTGACCGGAATTAGTATAAATTGCGATATAATACCGCCGTTTGTAAAATTAAGTTAGAAAAATAGAAAAGCCATCTAAACGAAAAAATGGAAGTACTACAACAAACAAAACTACAATGAAAACAATAATTGCTATAACTAAAGGTTTTAAAAACTCAATTAATTGACTAATATCAAACATTATGATAAATCTTATTCCTAATAAGATGAGTTTTACCAGCTTTTTACGTCATCAGGGTTTGGACAAGGATTATTTAGGATTTAATATGAATACACACTCTTAAGATGCTCATTTTTATACCGGTCAATTTCGACCGTTTTAAGTTAGCCTTTATTTTTAAATTGTTTTCGCCAAATAAAGTAATTAGCGTCTTTGATCAATTGCTCTAAATATTCTTCCGTATGCATACACATTTTATTTATATCGTTAAAACTAATATCACGGCCTGATTCAATGAATGAGGTTCCACCATGGGCTAAACTATTACGGATATTTTTAATATTTCTTAGCTCGTCACTATATTTCCCAATATGGGAAGTATCGACTTTTATACCATGTTTTTGCATTATAATAAGGACATTTTCAAAATCTGCATTTCCCGAAAGTTTAATATTATTGTTATTGAATTTAACAGTATTATTTTTAATGATACTGGTAATCATTTTATGGGCTTCTTGCTTATATTTATTAGCTTTAGCATTACCCTTATCCAGGTTTTCAAATTGATGACTTTCCCATAATTCTTGAAGTTTAAGGCTGATTTCTCTATAGGTTAAGTTTGCAGCATTAATATTATCATACAAGGCAAATATTATTTCCTTAATAGTCGATTCAATCATGTTATACATCATAATATAGGCATTAGATTTTAAGATAACAATGAAATCTTGCATAGTGTAACTTCTCGTTCGAAGCTTTTGATTTAAATAACGTTCGTAAGGATTAACAGGGAAGTTACTAACCTGGTCTAAATATTTAAGTTCATTAATATAAAATTGTAGCTCCTTCTTTTTTTTCGAATAATTTGGAATATCAATCATTGGAGTCACTCATTTTTAATAACCAGCTTTCGACAAATTCAATACGGGCTTTAACCTTATTAGGTGAATTACTGCCATCTGTTGTTGTTAATGCTATAAATTGTTGGTCATTTGTTAATATTTTAGATTGCTCTTTTGAAATCTTTAGGTTTTTATTTTTTTTCAATGCTAAATTTAGGCCACACATTATAGCCTCAAATCTTACTCTTGGTGTTTGTCCTCTATTATTTTTCAAAAATCCTGGATAAAAATTTTCTTTTGCATAGTTAAAAGTATCAAAGAACTGCTTTTGAAGATTATTTTTAGTCCTGGTATTCCAAACTGAACCTACTCGCACAATGTAATCAGTTACGAAATCTTTAACACTGTGTTTAAAATTCTTGTAATTATTTGAATATGCGAAAAATCTGCTAATCATTTCTATATCTTGTTTTCGATTAATCTTCTTAGTAGTGAGATGCACCACTTCCGTAAAGACGGGCTCTTCTGCTAAACTATTAATAAGTATCTGGAATTTATTTTTACTATAAACACCGCTTCGAATTTCAGAATCGTTTGCCTTCTCAGCTGATGTATTTAAACGATTAAATAAATCAATCCTCGTATTAATGTCAGTTTTATCACTTAAGACAATTACTCGTAGCGATCTATCGGAAAATTTTCGCTGTTCTGCCAACGGAAGTGTTGAATATGTGAAGCCGTCAAATTCGGTTAATTTGTCTAATTTTTTTAGTTTTAACTTATCTTCTCTAAAAGAAGATAATGTTGTGATCCTTTGTACACCATCAACTATTTCTAGTCGTCCATCGTCATTTTCTGAAAGAAACAGAAGTGGAATTGGGTATCCAAGAAGTAATGATTCAATTAAGCGAACTTTCGAATGTTCAGACCAAACTTTGTTTCGTTGGTAATTAGGGATAAAGTAATCCCCATTACTGAATTTTTGACAAATAAAATCAATAGGGTAATCTCTAGTATCGTAATCAATATTTTTTTGAAGACTTTTTAACTGCTTTGAAGCCCTTGACAATTTTTCTGCGTCAATTTTTACCATTATGAATACCTCTTATTATGCTTTTACCAATTGCTTCTCCCAATTTAACCGGGACAGCATTGCCAATCATTACTCCTAAATCATATCCTGAAATTGGATGTTTCTTATCTAGGAAAATATAATCTTTAGGAAATGTTTGTAATGTTGCACCTTCCCTGAATGAGATAGCCCGGTCTTGTTCAGGATGTCCAAATCTTCCATTTCCATAGCCATAAAATTTTGTTGTGATAGTTGGAGCAGGTTTATCCCATTCCATTCGTCCATATACGGCTGTATATGACTTACCACTCTTTTTCTTATATGCTTTTAAAATTAAATTGTTGTCCCAGTCATGCCAAGTACCACCGGGCTTTGATTGCCTTATTCGTTTTAAATTAATAGGTGAAAGTTTAGGCGAATGATGCATTGGATCTTTAGCATCAGTTTCGCCAGCTTTAATTTCCGGGAAATCTTTAATAGCACTTCTTACAGTTGGATAAGTATTTTTATTGTATAGTGGTGGGATAAGATCGATATTTTGTAATCGACTAGCTAAGAGTACTAAGCGTTTTCTTTTTTGTGGGACTCCATAATTAGGTGCAAAAACTATATGCCAATTGACATAGTACTTCAACTCTTTGAGTGTCTTGATGAATCGACCAAAAATAGGTTCTTTGGCTAATTGAGGAACGTTTTCCATTGAAACTATATCTGGGTGTATATCTTTGACTATTCTAGAAAAACTGTCCAGAAGATCCATTTTATTAATGGATGCATCAGTTCCTTTGTATCTATAGCTGTATGAAGAAAAAGGCTGGCATGGTGCGCATCCGACTAAGACTTTTATATCGGTATCTTTTGGATATAATTTATCAATATCTGAACTAGATATTTTTTTAATATCGCTTTGAATAAATTTCGAGTTATTATTCTGTGTATACGGGAATCGGCATTTTTCTTCAATATCAATGCCAGCTACTACATTAATATTGGAATTTTGTAGCCCTTTAGTAAGCCCGCCAATTCCGCAGAATAAATCTACAGCATTAATTTTCATTTTTGACTAACTCCTAATTAGAATTTATAAAGAAGAATAACATATTTTCTTTATTTCCTCGAGTAATAACAAGCTGCCATCAAGCCTTATTAGCGCATCCTGCAAGGCTCCCGCACGCAAGCAGGGCGACGCAAACTAAGCCTAATTTCTTCATTTCAATTACTTCCCAATCTAAATTACTTTTCAACACGTTTTCTGAAACATGCTATAATCAATTTGATTAAGTTTTAACCAACGATCAATTCACTTAGCATCCCTTGTGTCAGCAGGGGATGCTTTTTTTAGTTATGTGAGATATTTCCGTCGTCCCCGACGGTAGCCGTATAGCCGTCTCCAGAAAAGGTCCAGCCATTGGATGTTCTTGTTGCCTGCAGATCACCGTTGGCACCACCGAGCATGGCACGTGCCTGATCTTCTGTAATAGCGCTACCAGTTTGCGAGGCTAGGCTTGGAGCAGTAGCTTGATTGGCAGGTTGGGTAGACGCAGGACTTGGTTGCACGTTCTGACTGGCCGAAGCGGATGATGATACTGACGTTTCTGCAGTTTGCGTTTTCTTTTTGTGACCATGCTTAACAACTTTATTTGAGCTGCTCGACGATGCAGAATGGCTGTCTTTTGTAGTCGAGTGTCCACAAGCAGCAAGACCAGTCCCAACTATAAGTATGCTGCTTAGTGTAATAATTCTTTTAAAGATCATACATTTTCTCCAAATTAGTTACGGGTGGGAAATTTTCTATACTAGTTTCACCACGCTATTTAAAGAAATACAGGTGATAGTTGCGCTTAGCGGCATAGCCGACTTGGTGGCCATTTCTTGTCCAGAAAGTAGGCATACCCTTGCCGGCTTTGCTGTCGCTGATTTCGCCCTGTTCGTTCAAAACGTTCAACGCCATACCTTGGGACATACGTGCGACGACTTGTAATTCAGCATCTGTCAGAGCATCTGATGAGGCATTGAGTTCGATAGTGATTTGATCACCATCATACGTCACATTATCGACAAACTTTGACCATGCAGCATTGTTACTCTTTTCTTCGTTGAGTCGATCAGCAAGAGCTTGATCAAGATCTGCTGTGCTAGTCGTTGACGTTGAGGAGGATGATTCGCTGGCTGATCTCATAGAGCTCATGCTAGAATTAGCGGCATCCGAATTGTTATAGACTTCGAATTTTTTGTTGTGATCATTTTTATCAGTAATGACAAAATCATGTACAAGGTCACTATCCGCTAATTTAATAGTGTACTTACTAATTTTCCCTTTTTTTACTTTAACCTTAACTGGTTTAAAAGATTCTTCACTATCATCATCGTTCTTGATTGTTACGGTTCCGTTTTGGAGCCCCTTAATTTTAAGGGTATATTGGCCTTGCTTATCACTGTCAAATTTTATTTCATCATCGTAATCTTCATCATCGTTATATATAAGCTTGTAAATTTTCGCATCGTTTTGAGACTGACTAGCTGTTTGAGTGCTATCAGGCTCACTTCCAACAACTATAAGTAGTAAAATTGAAACTACGACATAGATTAATGCTGAGATACCAGTTTTCATCCACGACAGACGCTTGCGGAACGACTGGACAATCATGGCTATCATTGCAAATAGGCCTACAAGAAGCCAAATTATCGTTAGAGCTAACATTTTATCCTCCCAAATAGTTTTGACGTAGGTTACACCATCATCATACGGCGCTCGGCATACCGATTAGCATATCCTTCTTCGCGTAGGGTAGTTGTTTTCCTGCAATCGGATAGATCGCCATAGTCTACTTCATGGTGATAGATCTCGTGCAGCACCGTTTTGAGCTGCGTCAGATCATCATCATTAGCATTTACATATACATCGTGCCCATCAATTTGGCCGTGGAAATGAGGATTGGGCACGTCAATTGACCAAAAACGGAGTTCGGGATATTGATCTTCGAGTTTTTCTAGATCAGTCATCGAGATCACCGCCTTAGATCCGCCGCCGGAACTTCTTTGCTGCTTCGACCATTTCAATGATGGCTTTGCGTTCTTCGTCAGAGATATCCGGATCGATAGAGTAGGCCACCAGTTTTTGATTTTCTGACAAGCCATCATCAGATTTTCTAGGGTTTTCAGATCGACCAATCAAATAGTCGGTTGTGACGGAAAAAATGGAAGATAGCTTATTGATCATATCTATAGATGGTTCATTTCTTCCTAATTCCCAACCAGAAACAGTAGTTGGCTTTACTGATAGTAAGGAAGCCAAATCCTTTTGAGTGTAATTTTTTTGTGTACGTAATTGTTTTATTCGAGATGCGATACTCATTTTTGACGCCTCCTTTTGGTAATTATAGTTACACATAAAGTATACCCCTAATACACAAAAAAACTAACTAACTACTCAAAAAGTGTTGCAAATAGTTGTAACGTGTAGTACACTATTTGTGTAGTCGAGGAGGTGAGCAGATGCCAGATAATTTTACCTTACGCCAAGCCAGAAATTTAGCTGGTATAACCCAAGCAGAAATGGCCAAAAAGTTAGGTGTGTCACGAGCTATGTATCGATCTTACGAGCAATATCTTACTTTGATGAGGGTTGATAAGGCCAATAAATTTAGCCAAGTTACTAACATTCCAATCCAAAGGATTATTTTTTTGCCCCAAGGTAGTCGTAACGTGTAGTTAAGGAGGCACTAATGACCACAAGAAGAGGAGAAGCACACCACATCATGGTGCGCTACGAGAAGAACATTAAAAACGCGCTCCGGTCATCTGACCCGTTGGCGCAAGGATTCTACGCATTTTGCGCAGCAGCGGCACGTAACAGATATGTAACCAAGTGGAAGAAGAAAAAGCAGCCCCGAGGGACTGAGGAAGGAGGGGGCCTGAAATGAAAATTAGCTCTTCGGAAAATGGACATCAAAAGTTACTACTCGAAGGAGAATTACTAGCAAAAGCTAACCAAACAAAAAGCCTGATTAAGAAAGCTTTCCTAATCAAGCTACTGCAATGGTTGGAGGGCTAATCTTCTTCGACCAGGTCAATATAAATAATATCGCTGGCATTGAACACGACAGTTCCTGATAGCTTCTTTGGATTGTTTCCAAATAAACGTTGGTGGTAGTTAAGGGTGATATTTTGAGCGTTTGCAAACTTTAGGTCTTTAGGCTGTGTTTGAACACCGTCAACTAGTAGTTCAAATACGTTAGCGATCTCAAAATTATTTGTATCATTGCCCGAGCGAAAATGAATTGTGGCACGAAACATTTTTCTACCTCCTCGTATTAGTGACTAAATTATATCACAACATATCGTGGTAATTGGAAAGGAAGTGGCAAGATCATGTGGTCACAGATCCAAAGGGAATTAAAGAAACAAGGTAAAAGTGTGTATTGGCTATCCAAGCAGACGGGGATTAGTGACAATACCATCTACGCCTATAAGAACCATGGCATCGAGCCTACTTTTAGCAAGGTATGTAAGATCGCTGATGCCTTGGGTGTTAGCTTAGATGAATTACGGGAGGGCAGAGAATGAAAATGGAAATTACGCTAAAGGCTTTTGCGCTGTGCGTGTTGGCCTTTGTGATCGGGTACTTGGTCGGATATGTACGTTAGGAGGCGATGGAATGAATACTGCACCAAATCTTTGGCCCAAGAGCCGCTTTAAAGAATGGTTTGGTATTGGTGAGACTACCTATAACAAATGGAAGTCACAGTGTCGTTTGAGCCCATATACAGATGCGTTTACCGGTTTAGGTCAAAAAGAACCAATGGTTAATATGGAAATGTTCCAGCGCTTTGTTGATTGGCAAAACGAGCTGGAAAGGAGTAAGAAATGACAACGATTGTGTTAGACCGCTATTACGGCGAGAACGCCATGCAATATGAAGAGCGGGTTGATAAGCTGATCGCAAAGGGAACCTATCGAGGTAAAGGTAGCGATGTAAGGAAGATCATCGGGTCCCAAAAGGTGCACACGCTTGACGGTACCTTGATCAAGGCAAGTTTGGATTTAGAAAGTAAAGGATGGTATTGAGATGGATTTAATCGCTGAAGCAAAGGAAATGGTTGCACAGGGACGTCATTCTGAAGGATGGGCGCTTATTGGTAAAAGTAAAGATGGGGTCCAAATTGTCCGCAATATTAATAACACAGATTTATGTTATGGAATCTACGAATTAGCTAAACACGATAAATATACAAGAACATTAATTATCGCTACTGTTGAAATGCTGAAAGCTGAAACGGAAGGAAAATGAAAATGAAGGTAATTAAGGCAATCGCCTATACGACTAGCGCGTGGGGCATGACCTACGCCTGGTTTAACGGGCTAACAGATTGGTTTGGGCTACCAGCGTTGATTTGGATCATTGTCGCGGCATGCGACCTTGGTGATGCACTATCGCCTTGGATGGATCCCTGGTTTGACCCAACTATCGATAAAAAAGGGACCAACGGCCGCCACCGTTAGTCCCAGCTGAAAATTCAATTAGCAAAATAATTTTCGAGGTAATTATACCATGCAAACACAGAACATTGAAGCCCTAGAGGGGCAAGCGCTGGAAGGAATCAGCAAACTTCATAATCAGCTAGGTTTACTGATTATGAAGCAAAACTTTGATACGCAGGACCACTTAGATGAGCTGATCGCCGTTAAGTTCGGCGCGGAAATGCTGGCAAAGAATCTAGGCATAGTCATCAATCAAATTTTTTTAGCGATCGAGGAGGACGACCTATGAATGAAGAAATTGCCTACCAACAGAAGAAAATTGCTGATGAACTATGGGTCGTAGCAATGATGGGCGTTGAGGTCGCTGACCGAGTAAAGCCCGATAACCCAAAGCTGTTAAAGAAACTCACCATCATGCAAGATAACTTGGAAGAAATCCGGACTCGGATTAACGGGATTGCCTTAGCCCTAGCCCAACAAGAACCCTACGAGGAGATGAAGATTCATGACTAACACAGATTTCAAAATCAAAATGGAAGCTTTCTGCGACGACAATAGCTTCGTATCCTTGCTGGACGTTGCGGTCGTTCTGAATATCGAACCTTGGCGCCTGCTGCGAGCGATTGAAAAATTTGGCCTCTATCACACTACCAGCTTCCAAATTACTAAGTACGACGCAACATTGCTATACGCCTACACGGTAGGTTACCAGGAGGATCACGATGGAAGTATTTAATGTATCGGCTCAGGAAGAGCCACAAGAAGAACGCTGGGCGATTAAGAACGAAGCAGAGGCTAATTGGTGTTTCTACAAAATCGAGCAGGCCCAAGCTAAGATTGCACAGGCTCAAAAGACCGTTGCCGAAGCAAAGGAATTTGCTGCAAAGGTTAAGGCACAAGAAAGCGAAGCAATCGACCGTTTTAAAGGTTACTTACTCGAGTGGGCCGACCAACAAGAAGATGATGATTGGTCATTCGTGGGACCGGCCGGGAAGATTTCCTTTGACAAAGAGCGCCAAACAATGACCAAAGGCAATGAGGCAAAGCTAATTAATCAATTTGCTAACACCGATTACGTTAAAAAACTCGTCAAATTAGATTGGGGCGAACTCAAGAAGACGCTGACGATTGCAAATGGCAAGGTTATTACTGCTGACGGCGAAGTCGTTGAAGGAGTAAAGATCAACACGAAAGCGGCCGGCTGGAAGATTAAGAACAAGCCAGAAGGTGCTCATGGCTGGCACGAAGTCTAGGAGGGATGAATATGGACTTAATGATGAGTGAAACGATTGGGGAGTTAACCAAAGGGCTGGCAAAATTCCATAGTCAACTAAAGCAACCAAAACTGAACTCTGAGAATCCTTTCTTCCACAAAAACTACCTTGATTTGACTGGCCTGCAAAGTGCCGTTGATGAAGCGATGAAAGGGACGGGGCTGTCTTATATCCAGCTAGTTGCGGGGAGCAATGGTCAACCAACCGTCCGGACGGTAATCCTGCACGAAAGCGGCGAATTTATCTCGTCCGACACGTTGCAATTACGGCCGGACAAAACCAATCCGCAAGGGCAAGGCTCGGCCATTACTTACGCAAAACGGTATCAGCTTGGGGCCATGTTTGGCATCTCCGGAGAGGCCGATGATGATGGTGAGGCTGCTACTAACCATCAACCTCAGAACCGGACGTACCAGCAGCGTCAGCAATCATCCCGGCAAGCAGCTCCACGCCAGCAACGTCAACAAGCGGCTTCGCAACCTCCTCAGCCAAGCCCGGAAGAACAGCAACAAATTGATGGACTCAAAACGGAATACCGAAATGTCCTTAATGGACTGGTGAAACAAGGGGCACAAAAAAAGGAAATTAATAACGAGGTTAACAACCGTCTGAAGCGATCCATTAAAGATTTCACAAAGAAGGATGAATTATCAAAGTGGACGGATGCACTAGCAATGATCCAAAAAATCGCCAATGAGCGTACGCAAAATCTCTTTGAAGAAGTACCTGAGGCAAATGCGCAATGATGGGGCGACTTAGCAAGATCGCAGGTCAGCAAGTTACCGTTACGGTTGACGACGATGTCAACCTGGCGCAGGTCAGCCATCTCAGCCAAGGAATGGTGCCAGCAGTAGAGCTGCACATTATCGATAAGCGTAAGATTAGCCCGGATCAACGCAAAAAGATCTGGGCCCTGCTAAATGACTTGTGCAACTACACTGGTGATGTTCCGGAGGACTGGGCGGCCCGGTTTAAGTACAAGGTGCAACTGGATTTTGGCGTTAAGCCATTCAGCTTGTCTAACTGCTCGGTAGCAATTGGCAACTACATGATCCTTGAGATCTTAGATTTCCTCTTTGCTGAGGACATCCCATTCCAAACTAAACTTTGGGACAGCCTGCCGGAAGATTTTCCTCGCCAGCGCTTGTGCCTGCGCAATCGGACCTGTGTAATTTGCGGCCAGCCACATGCTGACCTGGCCCACTATACGACCGTTGGCATGGGACGAAATCGCCGCACAATCGACGAACGTAAAATGTACTTTATGACGCTGTGCCGCAAGCACCATCAATATCAACACCAAGTTGGGATCCAGGCTTTTTGCCAGCAATACCACATCAAGCCACTAAAGCTGAGTGACGATGATTTGCTGCGCTTTAAGATCCTGACCAACCGAGAGCTACAAAAATTACAGGAGAATGATCGTGATTAATAATGTGTCATTAACGGGCCGGCTAACGCGGGATCCGGAGCTGAAGTATACAAATGGCTCCAACATTCCTGTCTTGTCCTTTACCTTAGCCGTTAACCGTAACTTTAAGAATAAGCAAGGCGACGTGGAAGCCGACTTTATCAATTGCGTTGCCTGGAATAAGGCCGCCGAAAACATCAGCAACTACTTTCAGAAAGGCAGCCTGATTGGCATTGAAGGAAGTATCCAAACTCGGACCTATGATGATAAAGATGGGAAACGAGTATATCTCACCGAAGTGTACGTAAAATCATTTAGCTTTTTAGAAGCCAAGAAAAATCAAGCACCAAGTAGCGGTCAGCCGGCCGCAGCATCGTATGCACCAGTTACCGACGTGCCATTTTAGTTAGGAGGCTAGTTTGATGGGAAACATGAGCTTATTGATCTCGGAACCACCATTGATGGTGCTGCCAGAACTGGCCAAGCAGATCGGGCTGAATGAAGCAATTGTCTTACAACAAGTCCACTACTGGTTGAGCAAGAGTGACAAAGTCCAAGATGGCCACAAGTGGGTTTACAACTCATACGAAGACTGGCACAAGCAGTTCCCGTTTTGGGGGATTGCGACCGTTAAGCGGGCTTTTACCAGTCTGGAAAAGCAAGGTTATCTGATTTCGGCCAATTACAATAAGGCTGGCTTTGATAAGACCAAGTGGTACCGGATTGATTATGAAAAATTAGCCGAAACTGAATCAGTGATCCAACGATCGGATCAAAATGATCCAACGAGTGGATCAAATCGATCCAATGGAGCGGATCAAAATGATCCAACGAAGGGATCAAATCGATCCGATGGAGCAGATCAAAATGATCCAACCTATACCAGAGACTATCCAGAGACTACTACAGAGAATAACCAAGAGAATACTGCAGAGAAGAATAACGATCATCGGGACAAGCCCGATGATCTACGCGAAGGCGTGCTGCGTGAATCATTCGAGCGGCTGTGGTCCCTGTATCCAGCCAAGCGAGGGAAGAAGGCTGCTTTTGCGCACTACAAAGCTTGGCGACGCAAGTCCAAGCAGAATACTGAGGCTATCTTGGCCGAAAAGCTGCAAGCCTACAAGGCTTATTTAGCTGCGCCCCAAAACAGCTGGCGCCGGCCGCAAGATGGATCGACTTGGTTTAACGGGGGCTTTGAGGACGATTGGTCATTGCCACAGCAACAGCCACCGTTGGGCCGGAATGATTACCTCAACGGGCTAACTGGGAGGCGATATGATGAGTGAGATGCAGGCCTTAAACACCAATCCCCAACGTTTGCGCCAGATTATGGCCAAAGCGGGGGTTGACGTTGATGATCCTAACTTGGCCATCCGAGTGCGGGAGTATCGGGCAAAGCAATACAAGTCATGGTTGCAACAATTGGCGGCTGAGAAAGCAAAGCAATTTGAGCGCAATTCGCTATGGGCAGGGGGCGAAGCTGTTGACTTCGTCTTCTCGCGATGGAATCCGCAATTGCAACCTGATGCCGTGCAAGCTCGTGCCGTAGGTGTCCATGCCTACCGACTGGCAAAAGAGCTGGCCATCAGTGGCAAGGGTAATATCATGCTGGTGGGCCTGCCAGGGACCGGCAAAACTAGCTTAGCGATTGCAATGGCCCATTACCTGGAAGCAGAGGCGGGGGCCAGCATTCTGTTTCTGGCCACCAACGAGCTCAAGCTGCTGTTCCAGCATGATTACTTCGCTGACGACCGGATCCGGAACAAGATCGACCTTGTGGTGACGGCGGCTAAACAGGTGGATGTGCTGATTTTGGATGACTTCGGCACCGAAGCCGGGAGCCAAAACCAAATCAAGGGCGTGCGCCGGGATCTGTACAGCACGATGAAGTCAATTGCTGAAGCACGATTTGACGGTATCACCAACGGGCCTAAGGGGATCACAATTGTGACGACCAACAACACGGTGGACCAGCTTGAACAGATGTATGATTCACGGACGATCAGCCGGCTACTACCGGAAACCAAGGACCGGTTCATCACTTTTGATGGCTTATCTGATGTACGGGGGAAAGGACAATGACAGCGAGTGAAAAATCAATCTTCTTGGTCGGCCAAGAAGTCAAATATCTGGGTGGTCGCTTTATCGTATCCGGCACATGGGATGATGGCACCTGCGACTTGATGCAAGATGGACTGGTGGTTATGTATAACGTGCCACTGGCGGATGTAGAGGAGATTTAACATGACAAAGATCAACGATGACATCAAGCGGCTATACTACCGACTTGATTATGATGATATTGTGCAAGCTTTCGAAGCTACCCAAAAACTTAAAACCGGTTTTGGCGATTTCTTAGATCGTTGCGCTGATGCAGCGTTCGACGATGATGGCTATCAAGGGCTACAGCTTGCGGACTTTGAGGATGAAGAAATCGAAGCCTTGTGGGCCTATTACAAATCACGAAAGCACGCAGAGGAATAGTAATTATGGCTATGAGTTTTGAAGAGAGATTAAAGCGGGCAAAGAGCATTGTTAACAACTGCCGTGAAGAAGCTGAACGGCAAAACTTAAGCACAGCATGGGGCGATCAAGCCTTGACTAATGCAGTAGTAGCTATTGACTTTGCCATAATAGAAACGGCGAAAAAGTCGAAAACAAGTGTTGATGATGGAGGGGCTGATTGATGAAGCAGCGGCCAAGTAAGCAAGAAAGGCGGATGGATCTGCTACTGACAATTCTGACAGTGATTGTGTTTGCCGTAGCAATTTGTTACGAGGTTAAGTATTTCCACTAAAAAAGGGCCTACCCTTACAGGCAGACCACACATCAAATTAATTATAGCATGTGAGGGTGGGTTATGTACGAACAACAATCTCTACTGGGTGATGATATTGACTACAAGGCGACTGAGGCCAACGTAAAGCACTTTTTAACTCGTGTCTACCCGCGTGCTAAGCGGATGGCTGGCAAGGAACTTGCTAATATCCAGTCACCGCAAATCACCGACATGCCTAAGGGGGCACCAGCAGGCAATCCCTTAGAGCAACGGATTATCCAACGGTCTTATGCCCAGCAAGTGGTCAAAGCGACCGTTGACGCGATTTATCGGTGCGATGCATTTAGTCGTGAGGTGCTGGATCTGTTGTACCTGCAAGGCTACTCGGACTCGGCTTGCTACATGGCGATTGGGTACCAGCGCAGCCAATACTTTAAGCGGATCAAGCCAAAGGCGTTGAGACAATTTGCTGAGGCTTACGAGCTGGAGGATCTAGAGATTCATCGCTGAAAACAAAAAAGCCGCTGCGATTGGGCAACGGCAAGGCTGGTACCAACTAGAAGTAGTTGCAACAAGCTTAAATAACTTTCACTCGGATATAATATAACCTTAATACGACTGTTTGTCAATATGTATGGGGTGCACGAACCCCATAAGTGAAAGTTAAAAGCTTATCGCAAAGCTACTTCTTATGGGAGAAGTAGCGAACAGCAGCAGCGCCAATGATTGAGACAATCACGTATACTACTGGTTCATAAGCGACAAGCACGTCGTAAAACGTGTTGTGCAACACACTTCTCCTTTCCGGCAAGGGCACTTACCTTCATTCGTGCCTTCCAGCAAGTGAGATCCCAATGCCAAATTACGGCAAAGCCGCAAAACCATTCTAGCATAAAATTATCTAAATTTTGAAAATCGGACTCAAAACGGACTAAAAGCGGACTGAGAGCGGACTATGATCGGACTCACAGGCCGAAAAACAGCGTTATAGTGGTATCGTAAATATTTACGAATTCTGCAGTAGCGATGTAGCTCAATGGGCGAGCAGCAGGCTTCTGCCTGAAGATCCCGGTTCGATTCCGGGCATCGCTATTCCGCCTACTCGACAAGGCGGGTGCCAAGTTCCCAGGTGGGGCAGTAACTTTTTGAAGCGATTATTACTGGCAAAAGCACGGTTCGAATCCGTCGCTTGGGCATTGCTGGGAATCCATAAAAGGAGTTGACGTCTCCTTTTCTCTAGAATTATCATCCCAGCTTCTCTCGTAGTGGCACATACATTGATGACATTCAAGGTTTCAATTTGTGATTTTCTTACGCAGTCTAACCGGTGACTTTCTGGTATTGAGATGCCTCCTTTCTGGAAGATAATAAGTACGGGTAAATTAGGTGCCTTGGGGTGCGAATCCCCGCTACGAGTTTAGATGGTTTGCCCAGTTATGGGCCACAGCTCAGCTTAACGGCTGGGCTTTTTTTTGTATTAAACGATTGTGAGGTGGTGGATCGATGTGAAACTAACAGCAAAGCAGCGGCTATTTGCCGATGAGTATATCAAGAGCGGCAATGCCAGTGATGCAGCTATCAAGGCTGGTTATAATGCTAAGTCAGCACGCTTTATTGGCGCTGAAAACCTAACAAAACCCAACATCAAAGCCTATATCGACGCCAAAATGGCTGAAATCGAATCGAGCAAGATTGCCGACGCCAAAGAAGTCCTTGAGTTTTATGCTCGCGTGTTACGCGAAGAAGAGACCGAAGAAGTAGCTCTAGCAGCTGGCGATGATGTTGTTACAGTCCGCAAAAAGCCCAGCATGAAGGATAAGATCGCCGTAGCAAAAGAAATCATGAAGCGGTATCCATTAACTGATCCATTGGTAGCTGCTCAGATCAAGAAGCTGCAAGCTGAAACAGAAATCGCTGAGTGGAAACGCAATGAGCTGACTGGAGAGAACAAGGCCGCAGATAAAACGACATTGGTTGACGATATTGGAGGGATAGATGATGGCCAAGACGATTAGATTATCTAAGATGGTCAATCCGCACTTCTACCCTCTGTGGCGTACTGATAAGCCTTATGTCGTTGCTAAAGGTGGCCGGGGATCATTTAAGTCGTCGGTGATCAGTCTTAAGTTGGTGACGATGGTTAAGCACTGGACGCAGCAAGGACACCAGGTCAATGTAGTCTGTGTCCGTGAAAACGCCAGTTACTTGCGCGATTCGGTGTACAGTCAGATCAAGTGGGCCTTGGATATGCTGGACCTTTACGATGAGTTCTCTTATTACTCCAGCCCGCTTAAGGTCACTCATAAGCGGACAGGTAGTTCATTTTATTTTTATGGTGCCGATGACCCGATGAAGCTCAAGTCTAACATCGTGGGTAACGTGGTAGCCGTTTGGTTTGAGGAGGCCGCAAACTTTAAGAGCCAAGATGTATTCGACCAATCTCTGCCAACTTTCATCCGCCAGAAGCCGTTATTCGCTACTCAGACCAAGGTCTATTTCTCCTACAACCCACCCAAAAATCCGTATGACTGGATCAACGAATGGGTGACCCAGTGCGAGCAAGATCCGGATTACTTTGTGGATACCTCGACTTATTTAGATGATGAGTGGGGCTTTACCACGCCGGACCAGCTTAAGTTAATCGAGCGGTACAAGCAGCATGATCCGGACTACTATCGCTGGCTCTATCTTGGAGAGGTTGTCGGCCTTGGGACTAACGTCTACAACATGGATAACTTCCGGCCGCTGGCAGACTTACCTGATGATGATTACATCACGGACGTTTTCTACTCCGTCGATACTGGGCATGAGGTATCGGCAACAACTTGTGGTGCCTATGGTGTAACCAAGCGAGGGGATGTTATCTTACTGGATACGTACTATTACAGTCCACAAGGTAAGGCGCACAAAAAGCCGCCTAGCGAGCTCTCCAAGGACTTAAAGGCATTTATCGATAAAGTTACCGAGTGGATCGGCAAAGCACCCACACGCATGACTATCGACTCTGCCGAAGGGGCATTAGACAATCAGTTCTACAATGACTACGGCATCCACTGGCATAAAGTGGCCAAGCTTAAGAAGGTGGACATGATCGACCGTGTGCAGGATTTACTTGCGCAGGGTCGTTTTTATTACCTTGAGCGACCGGAGAATGAGATCTTTTTGGCTGAACACCGCAAATACCAATGGGATGACAAGACACTACAAAGTGACGATCCCAAAGTGATCAAAGAGGATGACCATTGTTGCGACCAGTTTATGTACTTTGTACGTGATAACGAGCGATTCCTTGGACTTAAGTGGTAGGAGGTGATCCGATGGGTTTTATTGCAACATTACGCAATCTGCTATGGAAAGGGGGTGCCAAGATCGGCATGACGAAAAGCTTAGTAAAGATCACTGATGATAACCGTGTCGCAATCGCGCAAGGTGAGTATGACCGGATTCAATTGGCGAAAGCGTACTACCGGGACGACCTGCCAAAAATCTGGTTCCGGAATTCGTATGGCGAACGCAGGCAACGGCCGATGAGTACGCTCAACGTGACCAAGCTATCAGCTAAACGCTTAGCCTCAATCATCTTTAATGAGCAGTGTGAGGTATCGCTGGAGGATCCGCAACTGGACAAGCTGGTCAAACAAATCATTGCTGACAACCACTTTAACTTGCAGTTTGAGCAACATCTCGAAACTGGGGTGGCATTGGGTGGACTAGCTGCCCGGCCGTACGTTGACAATCAGAACAACATCCGCATTGCGTGGGCCAATGCTGACCAGTTTTACCCGTTACACACTAACACTGATAACATCAGCGAGTGCGTATTTGCGTCGCGATCAACACGGATTGAGAATGACCAACCAGTCTATTACACGCTGCTGGAATTCCACCAATGGGATGGGCCAGATAAGTATGTAATCACCAATGAACTGTATCGCTCAACGCAGCATGACGTTGTCGGCAATAGCGTGCCACTCGATACTCTCTACCCCAACATGCAACCACAAATTGAGTTTAATAGCATAATCAAAAAGCCGTTGTTTGCTTACTTTAAGACGCCAGGCGCGAACAACCGCGACTTGGACAGCCCATTAGGGATCGGCATCGTTGACAACTCGCGTAACATCATTGACGCGATAAACTCAACGCACGATGCCTTTGTGCATGAGATTAAGATGGGCAAGCGACGGATTGCCGTGCCGGCCGAAATGCTACGACCAGGTTCGACGTTTGGCAACCGTAAAGGCGAAGAAACACATCCCCGCATGTTTGATTCCGATATGGATGTTTACGAGCAATTCTACGGGATGGACGATCTCAAGATTACGGACCTAACCAGTGATATTCGTGCTGAGCAGTACAAATCATCGATTGATTACTTCTTGCGCGAGTTCGAGGAGCAGACCGGCTTTAGCGCTGGGACGTTCTCATTTGACGGCCAGGGGGTCAAGACAGCAACAGAAGTCGTCAGTGAGAACAGTACGACCTACCAAACTCGGTCCAGTTATCTGACGCAAGTAGAACTGTTCCTTAACCAATTAGTTACAGCCATTCTCCAAGTGGCTAGCACGCCCGAGTTCTTCAGCGATGGGCAAGCCCGTTGTCATTTCGATGCAACTGGTGACCTTAATCTGTCCGTCCACTTTGATGATGGCGTGTTTATCGACAAGGACAAGCAACGAAGTGATGAACTAGCGTTAGTTTCTGCTGGTGTAATGCCCAAGCGTGAGTACTTAATCCGTAACTTTGGCTTGAGCGAGCAAGAGGCTAATCAATGGTTGGCCCAGATCGAGAATGAACAACCAGAATTTACGCCAAGTGGCTTTATGGATCCTGATAACAGCGACGAATAGTGAGTGAGGAGGGAGATCATGGATGCAGGAAAGCAGATCCAAGCTGACGCTGAAACGATCACCAATCTCTACTCTAACCTTGAGAGCCGGATATTTACGGAGATTATCAAGGTGCTGCAACGGGGCAAGTATGCTGATGTAACAGCGGACAATGTATTGCAGTGGCAAGCCAAGCAGTTAGCTGATGCGGGGATGCTATTTGACGGAGTGATTAAACTGCTGGCCGAGTATGACCATCTGGATCCGGATTACATCCGCCAAACCTTGCAAGATGATGGCTACCAGATCATGGACGAGGTTAGCCAAGAGCTGCAAGAGCATGGCCGGCCAGCACAACCGATCAGCGATGAGTTAACAAATACGCTTGATTCGGCGGTGCGACAGACTACAGACACGCTCAACAACATAATTAACCAGACGCTACTTAGCCGTAACTTGGGTGTCAATCCCGCCATGCGGGCTTACCAAGAGATCCTTAAGCGATCTACGGTAGCCACGGTATCAGGGCTCAAGACTCACGAGCAAGCCGTTAAGGATGCAATCTATCAACAGGTAGAGCGTGGGATCCCGCTCCTGAGAGATAAGGCTGGACGGATCTGGTCAATTGAGGGCTACACGCGGACTGTCTTAACTACGACGGCCAATCGGATCTACAACGACCTGCGGACCAAGCGGATGCAAGAGATGGGGCAAGCGTTGTGTGTAATGACCAGTCATCCCAACAGCCGGGAAGCCTGCGCGTACATCCAGGGTCACGTGGTTAATGTCGTGCCGCCAGAAGATCCCAAGTTTAACGGTAAGTACGATAGCATCTATAATCATGGCTATGGTACGCCGGCCGGAACACTGGGGATTAACTGCCGGCATATGTTAATCCCATACACCGAGGGCGTCAACACCAATCACCAGCCCCAATATGATCCAGAAGAGGCCATCAAGAATGGTAAACTGGTTCAGCAGCAACGGGCCCGTGAGCGAGCCATCCGGGAGGCCAAGAAGCGTTTAAAGGTCGCTGAAGAGCTTGGCGATGAAGTAATGGTCAACCAAACTAAAACGTTGCTGAGAGCACGTCAGGCTAAGCTGCGGGAGTTCATCAAACAAACGAATGCTGATCGCAAGGTGCCAATCTTGACTCGCGATTATAGTCGGGAAAAGATTATCACTCGCGGGTCAAAATTCAGAACAGCTGAACGAGAATTAATTTCAGAGAAATCAACACGAAACGAGTTTTCCGTTAATCGGAAGCTGGTTAACACTGCTGAATTTCATAAACGTTTCAACGAGCTTCCGGTTCGTAAAGCAGCCAGAGAATCTCTGTATAAGCAATCCATTAAGATGTTGGAACATCGTGATGGAACAGCTTATGAAGATATTGTAGCCATTGATGCTCGAACGGGGAAAGTGATTGCCAAGAATGATACTTATGAACATCGCTTCCAAAGTGGATTTACTAATGCTGATGCACAGCTGCTTAATACTTATCCTGGGCGGATTATATTGCTTCACAATCATCCTGGAAGCACCAGACCGTCGTCAGCAGATCTTATTAGCTTGCACAAGCATAATGCTGTTGCTACTGCTGTGGTGGGGCATGACGGTTCGATTCGGCTTGTTAAAGATGATTATCGGCTTGTTGGAATAGAGGCTAAGTATCTAAAGTGGTATAATTACTACAGAAAAGATCTCGCTGAAACTCAGCAGCTTGCAGAGATCCATGCCATGAATCAGATTTACAAGGAGGTGCCAATCTATGGAACGCGATTCAATCAAACACGATGAAAGTAAGATGGGTTGGGTTATTAAGGAGCCTTGTGCTGATTGGACGGAAAAAGAACAACTTGAATATATTGCACTTGAAAAACAAGAAACTACTAAGCACTAGCATTCGCTGGTGCTTTTTTGTTCGACCCGAGCACGTCGTAAAACTGCTCTTTTTGTGTACCAATTCTCGCGGCTCGTAACCGCGTAACCAATTAACGTAAAGGAGCGATCACAATGAAACGTGAAGAATTAAAGGAACTGGGCTTAAACGATGATCAAATTGCGGCTGTGATGACCTCGTACGGTAAAGAAGTTAATCCCTTGAAAGAACAAGTGGATAGCCTGACCAGTGAACGTGACAACCTAAAGCAGCAAGTCAGTGATCGTGATGGTCAATTAGACGACTTGCGCAAGAACGCTGGGAAGAACGAAGAACTGGAAGCCACGATTAAGCAACTGCAAGAAGACAACAAGGCTGCTGCTGCCAAGTACCAAAACGATCTAGCCGCTAAGGAAAAAGGCTTTAAGATCGAAGGTGCTCTGCGTGATGCTAAAGCCAAGAACGTGAAAGCCGTACTCTCTTTGATTGACACGGAAAAGGTTAGCGTGCAAAAAGACGGGACCTTAGATGGCTTGACTGACCAAATCGAGGCAGTTAAGAAGTCCGACAGCTACTTGTTTGACGCTAAGAATGCCGGCCAACCAATTAAGTTTGGTGGCAACTTTGGCAATGGTAATAACAACAATGGTGCTGGCAAGGACGACATCGCCTCCCGGATTGCTGCACGCTTTGCAGGAACAGCAGAATAAGAAAGAAGGTATAGAGAATGACGATTGCATTAGACCAAAAAGATCTAAACACGATTGATGAAGAATTTGCCGCCGATTCCAAGATTTGGCAACCACTGACCGGTGGGGCTAAGTCAATTACGGCGGCCGACTTTGACGGCGTCCACACGGTCCGGGTAAACAAGATGTCTGGATTTGTTGAAGCTGCTAAGTACAACCGCAACGGTGACAACGCGCGGCACAACGTTAATATTGAAAAAGAATCGTTCGAACTAACCCAAGAAGATTGGATTGGCTACGACCTTGATCAATTAGACATGGACGAAAATGGTGCTTACCAAGTCGCTAACATGGTGCGTGAACACCAGCGGTTAATCACGGTCCCACACCGGGACAAGTTCGCGGCGCAAAAGTTGTATGACACGGCTAAAGCTGGCGGGAAGCTGGTAACGGATACCATCGATGCGAAGAACGCCCTAGCCGCTTATGATGATTTAGAAACTTATATGATCGACAATGAAATTCCGGGTGGTTATGTAATTTTTGCCTCATCTGCTTACTATCGGGCGCTGAAGAATGCTGATGGGGTCAACAAGAACTTCTCCACGAATACTCAACAGATCAACGGGATTGATCGGCGCGTTGGTCAGCTTGATGGTGGGGTGCCAATCTTGACGGTCCCAAAGGCTCGTTTGCAAGGCTTGAGCATTACCGACACAGTCAACTTTATGGCTGTGCCGTTGTATGCCGTCGCACCAATTGTTAAGTACGATACAGTCGATGTTCTTGATGCCTCAACCGACCGGTCTGGCTACCGGACGACTATTAAGGGTCTGTCCTACTACGACATCTTGGTATTTGACAACGCGAAGAAGGCTATCTATGTTGCGGCTTCCCCAAAAGCGTAGCCCCGCAGAATAATCTAAGCGGGGCCTTTGACCCAAGCGGATCAGTTAAGCCAACGGAGAGCCAGACTGTGGACCAGATCAAGGCCTACATGGACAAGCATGGGATTGCCTATACATCTAGCATGAATAAGGCGGACCTCTTAAAGGCGGTGGACGGCGATGCAAGTTAACTTAACCTTTGCTGAGTACGTTGATTTGGGCTACGCCAGTACCAAGGCTGATGATTTTGCCTTGCTGGAGCGTCAGGCCCAGCGGGCAGTGGATAGTGTGACGGATTACTACTATCAAGATCATGTCATGGCTGATGATCCGGATCAGCAACGTGTTGATGCCTACAAAGCGGCGATCTGCGAGCAAGTTGACTGTATCCAATCAACCGGAGTCTCGTCTTCCTACGAAAACGGGGATGATTTTAACGCTATCACGGTTGGCCGCCTATCGTTGCAGCCAGCTAACCACGTCACAAAAGACAGTATGGTGGGCGGCGTTTGCAAGGAAGCCTATCGCTTACTAGCTCATTATGGCCTGCTCTATCGCGGAAGGGGGAGTGATCTGTATGTTGCCACGCATCCTCAAAAAGATGTGTAACCAAACAATCACTCTCGCCTTGCCAACTGGAGAAGAAGACGACTACGGCAAGCCAGTTGTTAAGCAACAACAAATCGACAACGTGATTGTCCAACCTCAAACGATCTATGCAGGCAACAGCAATGGGCGGCAAGTTACCGCCAATGCTGTTGTTTTTATTTTGGGGCAAGTTTCGGCACCGATGCCAGAATTGGGTCCGGATTGTGTGGGCTGGCATTTGCAGTTTGAGGGGCGTGACTATACGATTACCCGCTTTGTTGACAACCGGGAGCCGTTTAGCAATGACGTGTACTCGTATGAGCTGGAGGTGTTGTAATGGCAGTTAAAGTTACTTATGGCGGCCGCTTTCCCGACGACTTGATCAGCAAGGCCCGGATTGAGCGAGCCAACTATGATCTGGCTAACCAGGTCATGAGCGATATGGATCAGTTTGTCCCGTACAAAAATGGTCCGCTATCACAATCAGCGCATATTGCTGCTAACGGCAAAACGATCATCTATACACCACCGTACGCCAAGGCGCAGTTCTACGGCTTTATCAATGGTCACCGGATCCGTAATTACACACGGACGGAGCATCCTAAAGCTACTCGGCGTTGGGACTTGCGGGCCAAGTCGCTATACCTATCCAGTTGGCAAAAGCTGACCGCAGATTTGATTTTACGAGGTGGACCACATGGATCTTAAAGAACGCGTGCGCGAGTCAATCAATAGTTTGGATTTGCCAGTTAAGTGCCTGCTGGGCTACTTGGATGGCAAGCACAGTCCAGAACTGCGGCTACAAATGTTGCCGGGCTCTACGGTGATCGACGAAGACTATGCTGGCAACAAGACTGAGACCTACGCAATGGAAGTAATCATGGCCGGCCCAGACGAAGGACTGATTAACGAAACGCTGGGCAAGATTGCGGAATTGTTAGCTGATCATGATTACATCGTGACCAGTAAGGATGATTCGTTTGATTTTAGTGGAGTGGAAGTTGCGTCCTTCCCGCACCCGATCTTAGCGGATGCGCAAGGAGACGTAACCTATGTATTTGATTTCAAAGTAACAGTAGACACCTACAAGAAAGGATGATCTAAATGGCAGAACCAGAAGCACCAACGAAGATTGGTAAATTTGACCTGAACTGGCGGAATAAGCTGGAAATTGCAATCGATGGTCAATCAGACCCCGCCAAGGCTGATGAGGCCAAGTGGGCTCCATTAGCCGCTGGGATTAACAACATTACGCCGGCCGGGAACGACACGGCCACTAACGACCAATACTATGACGGCGAAGGGTTTGGGAGCGCAGACGTAACGTCCAAGCGGTTCCAGCTGACCATCGCCGGCCACCGTTTAGCTGGGGACCCAGCACAAGACTTTGTGGCCTCCAAGTCATTGGCAATTGGGGACGACCTCAAGACCTTATGTCGCTTTACATTATCCAACGGGGACGTCATTATGGGTCAAATCACCATGCAGACGATCGTAGCAACTGGTGGTCAGCCAGGGGCCAAGCAAACCTTTAGCTTTGTGGCTGTCTTTAACGGTAAGCCAACTTATACGGTTAAAGCTGCTCCGTCTAGTGTAGGAGCTGGCTAGGGTTAGTTAGTAAGACAGAGACGAGGAAACGTGAGACGGGAGGCAACACATGTCAGTTATTAATTTGGATTTAGACGCTAAATTTGCTTTTGACTTCAAGCGGCGCGTAATCATTGCTGGGCGCGAATATATCATTAGCTTTAACGACCACTTAGACACGACGCTCAAGGATTTGGACTTGGACGTACAGGGCCTGGCCGAAAACCTGAATAAGCAAAGCGACAAATTTGAGCAAGAAATGACTGTCGATGACCGCAAGCAGTATATCCACCAGGTCAACCGTCAGGCCCAAGAACGGGTCTTAGCTAGTTTGGACGCGATCTTTGGCGATGGCGAAGGCCAGCGGATTTACGACTACTACGATCAAAGCATGTATGCAATGGTGCGGATTGTAGAAGTATTGCGTGATACCTTAGCCGAAATCAACGGCGAGAAGCGGGATAACGATGCTGCTAAGCACCAAGCCCGGAAGCAATCTTATACCCGTAAACGGCGGCGTTAATCATGCTACGGCTAACCAATGATCTTAAGCGCGGTTACCAGCTACGTGATCGGGTCTATAAGCTGAACCTGGCATACGATAATGTCTTGCGATTTTATGAGCTGCTTGATGACGATCATTTTTCAGCTGTCGAAAAGGCCCAGACGGCTTTTGAGATGTTCTTCGGCTTTGCACCTGGCCCGGATGATGATGAGTATATTGCAGGAGCCTTTGAAGGAATTGCCAAGTACTTATCTGAGGATCCTTACGAGGATACGAGCGCAGGCACGACTGATCTGGTAGGCAATGATTTTACTCCAACCAGATACTATTCGTTTACTCAAGACGCGGGGGCAATCTATGCCAGCTTCCGGGAACAATATGGGATTAATCTGATCGAAGAGCAAGGTAAGTTGCAGTGGGACGAGTTTAAGGCATTATTTGCCGGACTCGGGCCCAAGACTTATTTTCAGCGGATTGTGGCGATTCGCCAGGCAGATCCAAACGACTACGAAGGCAAGGAGCAAGTCGACTTGCTCGAAGCACAAAATCGTTATGCTTTGGCAGATAACCACAGTGAAGAAGCCGTACAAGCTCAATTAGCCGGCTTTGCGGATGCGCTGAAAGGCTGGGCACTATCATAGGAAGGAGGGACCAACATGGCGGCAGATGGAACAGTCAATATTGATGTGATCTTGAATGACCAGGCCAGCGAGAAGGCCAAGCAGATCGATACCATCTTAAAAGGGATTGGTGACGATGCTGGCGAAAAGATTGATGATCAGATCGGCCAAGAGCTCAACAAGGCAGTTGATAAAACCGAAAAGGCTCACGATAAGATGGGCGAAGCCTTGAAGAAGCCCGTTAAGCAAAAAGTTGACGCTGACACTAAGGAAGCCGAAGAAAAGACCATCAAGCTGGTCAAACGCTACAAGGACCTCCCCGACGAAGTTAAGACCAAGTTGGTGGCCGATGCACAAAAAGCTGGGATCGAAAACTTTGACCACCTACTCAAGAAAGTACCTAAGAAGGTGCTGACAGAGTTGGCCACTAAGGCGCAGAAGGGCGAAGTCATCGACTACGAAGCGTTGCTTAAAAAGGTACCCGCGAAGGTCTTAACTAATTTGCAGGTAAACGATAATGCCTCACCGGCGCTGCGCAAGATTAAGCAAGAAGCTGACTCGACGGCGACTCATTTTACCAGTTTGAAGGAGATCGTTGCGGGGACCTTTGTTGGTGGTTTGATGACTCGTGGGATCAGTATGATCACTGGAGCAATGGGCGGATTAGTGCATGAATCAATGAACGCTTCTGATGCCATCTACAAGTTCAAGTCAACGATGAAGCTAGGTGGCTTTGGATCGGATGAAATCAAGTCCGCAACTGCTGAAATGAAGAAGTATGCGGATCAAACTGTGTACGATTTAGGCGATGTTGCCAATACTACGGCTCAACTGGCTGCCAACGGGATCAAGAACTACATGGAGTTGACCGAAGCGGCCGGGAACCTCAATGCTCAAGCTGGTGGTAGTGCTGAAACATTTAAAAGTGTAGCGATGGTAATGACCCAAACCGCTGGGGCCGGGAAGTTAACCACCGAAAACTGGAACCAACTCGCTGATGCTATCCCTGGGGCCTCTGGAGTGTTGCAAAAAGCCATGAAGGACAACGGCGCCTATACCGGTAATTTCCGTGATGCTATGGAAAAAGGTGAAATTACAGCCGAAGAATTCAATAAGGCAGTTACCCAACTGGGGATGAATAAGGGGGCAATCGAAGCCGCCAAGAGTACCGAAACCTTTGAAGGAGCATTTGGTAACTTACAAGCTAACGTCATTAGCGGGCTTAACGATATGATCAATGCGATCGGCAAAAAGCGGATGACAAACATGATCAATGCTGCTTCCGATGCGGTCGTTAAGTTGACCGGGTTTGTCCTTAAGATGTTTTCGGCGTTGGCCGAGCATAAGCAGATTGCAGTTGGGCTGGCAGCCGTATTAACTGGGCTGTTTGCGACCCGGAAGATCATTGATTTTATCGGTGCGCTTGGTCAAGCCAAACGCGCTATGGTCGAATTTGGCTTAGCCAGCGAAGCCGCTAATGCTTTAGGTGGCGGTGCCGGTGGTTTGGGTCGGACTGCGGCTGGTGCGGTTGGGCTTGGATCGCGGGCTTTGTCCTTTGCGGGCAAGGCAGTACCAGTTGCGGCAGCAACGATGGCGATCGGCTCGGAATTAACCTCGAAAAACAGTACCAGCCAAAAGATCGGTGGCTCGGCCGGTGCAGTTGCCGGAACAGCGCTCGGTGCCTTTGCGGGATCCTTTATGGGCCCGGCCGGAACAGCAATTGGCTCGGCCGCTGGATCGTGGCTGGGAACTAAAATCGGGGAGAAAGCCGGCGAATTTGCCCAAAAAGCGCTCAAAGGCAAGACACTGGTCGCCTCGACTAAGATCAAGATCGATTCCGACACCAACAATCTTAGTAACAAATTATCGCCGAACCTGAACAAGCTGAATAAGCTGACTATTCAGGCGGAGATTGATCAAAAGTCGATTAATGATACCAAAGCTAAGACGGATCAACTCTTTGCCAGTATGAGTAAGTCGGTGGACAAATACTATGCTGATAAGGAAAAGAAGGCCCAGAAGGACCTCCAGCAATTGGTTAAGCAAGGCATGCTGACCCAAGCCGAAGCTGACAAGCGGCTTAAAAAGATGCAAGAGGCCGACCAAAGGGGAGCCGATGCACGTAAGAAGTCGTTAGATAAAATGCAAAATGATACTAATGCCCACTATCAACGATTGGAAGCCTTACAGAACGGCTCTAATGCCAAGTTACAAAAGATTGCCCAGAAGTATGGTACCGACTCTAAAAAGTATCAAGATGCCCTACACAAGGCCTTGGAAAAGGAGAATAAGAGGTACTCTGAACAGTTGGCTCGCGATCAGATGAATGCGAACGGTAAAGTTACCAAGAGTGTTAACAAGGGAGCCAATGAGCAGCGCAAAATCCTGCAAAAGCTGAGTAAGGACAAAGGTAAACTCAGTATGCAGGACCTCAAGCAAACCGAGAAGGATGCCAAAAAGCAATATGAAGCGGCGGTAAAGCCTGCTAAAAAGGCACGCAACGAAATCATCGCAGCCGCCAAGGATAAGTACAAACAGACGGTCAAGCTTGCTGAAAAAGAACGTAAAGAGAATCACTCCATTACTCAGAAACAATATAATGATATTGTTAAGCACGCTAAAAAACAACGTGATGATACGGTCGATGCTGCCAATGACCAGTACAAAAAGGTAACTAAGTCCGCTAAGAATCAACATGATAAGGTTGTCCACGAGGCCGAGTCCCAGAAAAATAAAGTTATTATGGCCGCGAATGGTCAGGCAACTGGGCACGCCCAAGCAGCGTCCAACGAATACTCGATGGTTAACAAAAACGTATCGAGTGGGAGTAGTCGAACGGCATCAATTTGGAACAAGCTTGGTGGTCAGATCAATAAAGTGTTGAAAGTATTTGAAGCCAGCCAAAAAGTCCCAATGCTAACTGAAGCATACGCAACTGGGACGGGGGCCTTAGTAAATGATCAACTTGCCTTGGTCGGTGAAGAAGGATTTGAGTTGGCCCACACCCCACGTGGATATGAAGTGCTGGGGAAAGAGGGCCCAGAAATCCGGTACCTATCAGCCGGGACGTCGATCTTAACGCACGAACAGTCTAAGCAAGTAATGGCCCTCAACGGCGGAAAACTACCGGGCTACGCTAAAGGGACTGGTGCTAAGATTGCCGACTTTGTCAGTGGTGCGTTAGATAGTGCCGGCGATATGTTGGAAGAAGCGTTTGATTTTATCGGAAAGAGCGCAACTGAAATCTGGGACAAGATCAAAAACAGCATCGGCTTAGATCGATTGTTAGACGCCTTGCCACGACCATGGCTTAACCAGACCTACGGGAAAGGATCAATCCGGATTGCTGAGCATTCGGTTGGTAACTTCTTGAAGAAGATGGCCGATAAATTCATGGAGAAGATCGGTGCAATGGGGGTCAGCGAAGGCCTCATCCGAGCGGCGGCGTCACTGATGAAAGTCAGCTTAAGTGCTGGTGATGTGTCACACATCATGAATGTTATCAAGCATGAGTCTGGTGGTCGAGCTGACGCAATTAATGGCTGGGACTCCAACGCGAAAAAAGGCACGCCATCTAAAGGGATCTTGCAGTATATTGATCCGACCTTCCAGACTTACGCCATGCCAGGTCACACTAATATCTGGAGCCCGTTAGACCAATTGATTGCGTTATTTAACGACTCAACTTGGCGATCTGACCTTAAACTTGGTGGTTGGGGCCCAACCGGTGGCCGGCGCTTTGCTTTGGGCGGCTGGGCTGATCGTCCATCAATTTTTGGCGAGGTGCCTGGCGAACCTGAGGTGGCGATCAATCCACGTCGGGACACGGCCGATGGACTAATTGCCGATGCGATCCAAGCCCGTGCCCAAGTTGATCCAAATGGATTGGCAGGGCGATTGGCTAAGACAATTACTGCAGCTAAACAGCAAGCGGCTGGGTTACTGCCCAATGCATCTCTCCCCCACGCTGGGCAAATTTTGGCTGATAATCGTCAAAATGGTGGTTCAGCCGCCCAAGGGGATATTAAGCTTGCCGTCCAGCTTGATGGCAATACGATCGCACGGGTTGTATACCCAATTCAAAAGGCTTTCCGGGCTCAGGAAATTATTGTCCACAACAACGGCGGCGCTGTACCAGTTGGCCGTGCTATGCCAGTAGGGGGTGCATTCTGATGGCAACGATTATCATTCAGCGACTAGATGGTACGGTCTACGATCTAGACGCGATGGGCTTTCGGGTCAAAAAATTTGATATTCCACTACCTAATTACAATCACTCTTACCAGCAGATTGGGAATTATGGTTCCACTTTGATTGGCACGCAGGCACAACAACTAGTGATCCCACTAGTTATCGACATCACGGCTATGGATATTCACGATTATAATTTTCAACTTTTACAGCTAAGACGGGTTTTTCGATCTGATGAAGATTTCTTCGTGATTAATATGTATGCTCCATTTATCCGTTGGCGGTGTCGTGCAGAAGCTGTGACCCCTAGCCAAAACGGTAATTTCTGGCGAGCGTCTGACGTAACGATTAATCTGGATTGCCCATCAGGGTTTGCTGAATCGGTGGCAACCACACAAGACCCGGTTGATCCACCTAACAACGGGTGGGGATTTGGGCAGGGATTTAATACTGAACAGATTCCAAGCTATATCTACACCACTGCTGATTTTACTTTCTTCAATGCTGGGGTGATCCCATTAAGGGCAGACGATCGGCCAGTTAAAATTACCTTTCAAGGAACAGCCCCGAATGGCTTTACACTTACTAATAACACCACTAAGCAGTCCTTTAAGCTAACTAAAGGTGTTAGATCGTCAGACGTTGTCACGATTCTGGGATTCGTTCCTAGTATTAACGGGAAGCAAGAGTACAGCTCTAGCGATCATGGCTTTTTGGATTTTGCCGTTGGCGAGAATAAGCTACATCTTGATGGAGCTTCTGGTTTCACGATGAAGTTTGATACAAGATTCTATTACTAGAAAGCGGGGATGAAATGCTATCGATTGGGATTGAAAATTATGATGGTCAGCAGTCTGTTGTTTCAGCCTACGGGGTATCAGTAACGACAACGATCAATGCACTTGCCACGCTTTCTTTTAGCTTCAACGCTACTGGCCAAAATCTACTTGCAGAAGGATTAATTGGACCATATACGCTTTTTACCACTCCAGACGGTCAGCAGTACCGGTTAACTACTTCCAACCCAGTTCCTAATAACGAATTCAGGGTGTACGCGATTAGCGCTACACATATTGGTCGAGACTTAAACGATACGTTTGTGGAAGATACGTTAAAGGGCAAGCAGTCTTTAAAAGCTTGCATGGATTTAGTGGTTAAGGACACGGGATTCAAGTATCAAATCGATGATAAGTTTGATGACCATGATTTTGGTGATGCTGAGATTGGCAATGCCGCTGCGGATAGCATTCTGTCATCGATTGCCGAAGCTTGGTCTTGCGAGTACTACTTTGATAACAAAACGATTCATCTAGCCAAAAGCATTGGCCGCGATGGATCGTTTTTATTTATCGACGCAGTTAACGCTTCACATATTGCATGGACAGAAAGCTATGACAGCGTAAAAACGGCTATTAAAGGATATGGGAAGCAGGTAGAGCAAACCACCAGTAGTACCGACGATTCTGGTGATAGTGGTAGTGGTAGTGCTAGCGGTGGTGCGGCCGAGTTTATCAGCTATACCCGTTCGTTCGTTGGGCGGGTTCCGTATGTATGGGGTGGTAATACTCCGAGCGGATGGGATTGCTCCGGATTTGTGGCGTATGTGTATAACCATTTCGGGGTACCAATGCACCAACCAACCACCTATGAGGAGTATCAAGGATCGGTTGTTGGCCCGCCATATCAGACGGGTGACATGCTGTTTTGGGGTGCACGTGGTGGTACCTATCATGTTGCCTTAGCCCTAGATAGCAATACGTTAGTGATGGCAGCTAATCCTAGTCGGGGAACAGTACAGCAATCAATTAATGCTTGGCGACCTGATTTTGGAGTGAGAAATGGAGCAATGGCAGCGAAGTTAAGTACCGGTAGTACAACAACAACGTCTGCCCCACAAGAAACAGTTGAGGATGCAGCGCCAGAATACACCTGTCAGGCCGAATATATTAGCCCGTTAGCCAACAAGAAAAACATTGGTAAGCGGTGGGCTGAGCCATATTATTCCGATACCATCACGGACGAGGGAGCTCTTAAAGCAGAGCTAAAGAAACAACTCCATGACTACCCAGATGTCCAATATACGGTCGATTGGATTAGTTTTACTAAGAATGTGGGCGGTTTTGCCAATGAAATTAAAATCGGCAATAAGGGATGGTTACGTGACCGGATGGGGACCGATGTTAGTGTTAGGATCCAGTCCATCACACAGGTATTGGATAATAGTGACCCAAGTAATAAAGGGTCGATTACCTTCGGAAACAAGATTTTTGATGCGTCAGTATGGAATGACCGGCAAAAGTCGGCAGGGGTTACTAAGGAACAGCTTGAAAAACTCCAGCGGCGAATTAATCAGTTATCCAATATCACTACAACGCAGTTACCAACAATGAACAGCGATGAGGAGGCTACGCTAGATGACTATCTTAAATCCCACGAATCAGAAAGCAACGCTAGTCAAGACGGATGATGGTAAACGAATCATTGTTGACGAGTTAATGGTTGACAGTAAAACCGGGGTTATTGGAAAGGGGTACTCGCCAGACAATGGTAAAACGCTGGTAGTAAAGCAAACCATCAAAGGAAATCTATACGATCAGGATGATGCAAATAAGCTCTCACCACTACTGAACAAAATCCCGGTAGACAGTCTTAAATTACGATCCCCTAATGGGACGGTTTTCCTACTATCAGTTGATGATGATGGAAAACTAGCAACTCGAAAGGTAGGTGAAAGCAGTGAAGCAAATTAGTTTACAGGATGTAGGACTAACTGATCGGTATAACCGCAATCGTGCCCAAAGTAATTTCAAAAAAATCGAAGACGCAATCAACAGCAATGCCATCACAGCGGAAGAAATGTACGCCGAGCTCAATGGCAAGCTGGCGGCGGAAGCCAATATGCGGAAGGCGGGTGACGACAGCGAGGCACGCGACCGGCGGGTGGCGGATACCACCGAGGCCCAAGCGCGGGCAGAAGCGGACCAAGGACTGGAACAACGGATCGCTCGACTGGAGCGGTATATCTTTGACGGCGAAGTCCGCGACACGCCAACAAACATTTTTATCTAAGTAAGGAGTGTAAACAAATGGAAAGTCACGTAAGTCATAACAACGACCGAAAATATTATCGGATTGCGATTGATACGGCCAAGGAAGGCGATCAGATCTTTAACCTTACCGAATATTTTAAGGGCCGGGTAGGAGATCGGAACTACGGGCTCCAAATGACTTGGTACGAGCAGGGGAGCCTTAAAAACGTCAAGGGGCTCAAGCCGTATATCCGCGGGAATGTTGGGCACTACTCAATCGGTGATGACGGGGAAATCATCATGGCTCCCGACGCAGCAGTTGTGAGCTATGTTGGCGATCCGAGCGACACTGACGTAGCCGGCCGGGTAGTGTACCACTTCCCAGAGCAAATGTTCCCACAAGAGGGGATCTTTTACGGCTTCGTCGGTCTGATCGATGATTCTGACGGTGATCAGCGCTTAAGCGGGGTCAACGTGTGGTTTAAAGTATTAGCTGGTGTAGCCTACATGGGTAAGGCCTCAGCTTACTACATTGGTGAGATTGATAAATTAATCCACAATAGTGAGGAGCGAATCCGACAACTGCTGGATCAAGGGCAAAAGGACGTTGACGCCAAGCAAGCCGCCTTGCAAGCTATTGTCGATGATTATAAGGCCAAAATAAGTGAGGTCATTGAGCGACTTAACGCTCAAGGTCAAACCACTAACTCCATGATGGAGACCGTCAAGGCTGGGCTGACGGCGTTGGAGACCAAGATCAAACAAGATGGCTTATTCACGAAAGATGAAGCAGAAAAATTTAAGCAGGAAGTCAACAATGGATTGAATGAGTTGAAGAAGAACGTTTCGATTTCACAGGGCTTAAACGTTAAAGATTTTGGTGCTGTAGGTGATGGGACTACTGACGACACTAAGGCTTTCCGAGATGCTTTAGATAAGGCTGATAGCGGTCCAATTAAGCGGGTTTTAATTCCTGACGGTGAATATGTTATCACAAAAGGACTTATTATCCCTGATGGCGTTGGCATTGTCGGTATTGGTTCCGAAAGAAGTACAATTTTATCAGCGCAAGGAATTAGTTTCTTACTGGAGCTCGGCAGTCATTCAAATGTTACTAATTTCACTATGTCTAGTTTGAATAACGGTAAGGATATTACTCTGTTAAAACTCGGCGATGATGGACGTGGAGTAGCCGACTGCTATGTAGATAAGATTTATCAACATGGCTCTAATCAATTTAAGACATATGGCGTTCGTTCTGCAGTCACTAACGGCAATATTTTTGGCAATACAATTAATGTAGTACAAGAGATTATGTATGATGGAGTGCTACTATCATCAAATAAAAATACTTGGATCAACGGAAACGATATCGACGTAACTACAATTGGGTACGCTCACTCATCCGTTTACCTTACGCCAGGTGATGATTCATCTCTTAATATCGCGCAGAACAACATCAAAGCTCATTACGAAGCTATTCCTGAGGCAGAAGGTCAAACTTATGATGCTAAAGATATTATTGGTGTTCGGGTTGAATTTGGAGATCGAAATCACTTTAATCTTCGCAGTTGGGATGATGACGGTAAGGGCGTCAAGGCATTATCCGTTGTCCCGATAAGTTTTACCAAGAACCTTAATAACTACCGTGACAACGTTTTTGAAGGTTATGCAGAGTCTGATATCGTCACCAATTTCTACACGGCTCACGCCAACGATTTCAGTAACCTGCGCATTGCCAAAAATAGTAGAGGGAACTTTAACGGCGACTACCCACATTTGCATGCCGGTAACTTTAATGTTACTCGTAATCTAATCAGCGATGATCTGATTACAAATATGGTGCGGGGATATTCAGTACCAATTTTCGTTTCAAAAGACGTAACTACGATTTGGTCGACTTACGATTTATACGGCTCTGAAGTACAGTGTGATTCAAACAAAGGGGAAATGTACATTACTCTTAATGGTAATGACCACAACTTGATCCCTGGCATGGGGCTTCTAACGGTTGGATTTGATGTTCGATTTGATTCTCCAGAGGATTTGTCTGCAATAACATTAAGAGCCGGATTTTCAAATTTCCAATCGACAACCGCGAACCGCATGGATTCAGCTGTAGAGGGACGAGATGTGGCTGTTGATACGTCAATGTTCGGTTATCGGGTTGTCGCTAACGTAAACGTTGGTGATGTTAGCGCATACGATACTCACGCTTTAACATTATCCTGGAATGGCTTACAAGGAGGCCACCTTAAAGTTAAGCGTTTCTTCGTTACCCCAGGATATATTAATGCTTCCCAAGAAGTTTTGCCCGGTCCTTCTAGTAAGAAATGGTTATCAAATCGACCAGCATCACAAATTAAGAATTTCCAAGATATGTTTTTCCACCCGATGCCGGATTCGCTTGTTATCAATCCGATGGAATTTGATTCCAGCAAGCTCAGTAATGGCGACTTTCCAAGTTATCCAGTCTATTACTAACGATTATTTTTATTAGCATCCTCTACAAAAATCGGTGGGCTTTTTTGTACGTAATCTTTTATGGTTGGCGGACGGAGAAAGGGGAGATTATGATGGACCCACATCACTTTGCAGGTCTCGATTGGGGCGAATGGGTGGCGATCTTGACGCTAGTTGCTGCCATCGCAGCTTACGCACGATCAGGCATTAGTCGCACTGCGCGCGAGTCATCACGGCAAGATTTTGATCGCATTAACGAGACGATGAATGGAGTGCGTGAAACAATGGCTGAGCTGATTGTAACCATCAAGCAATTGCGATCAGATATGGAAGAGCGCAAGCAGACTGAGAGCCGTATGCATCAAGCCATTGATGATCATGAAAGGCGTTTGATTAGATTAGAAACACAGCAGGAGGAAGAACGATGAAAACTAACTTGCAACAAAAATTTTTGAACCACGATGGTACGTTAAACAAAACCACCATCGCAGCTTTTTTAACGTTGCTGATTGTCTTGGCGCAACAAATCATGCTCGCTTGCGGATTCTCGTATGGGCATTGGGATCAAATCGCTGGCATTATCAACACGATCTTAGCAGCCGCCTCAGTGGCCGGCTTCGTGGAAGGTGCTGGTGAGGTAAAGACCAAGGAGGATGACACACATGAATAAGACACAACGCAAAGCGCTGGCCCTGATGGCTGGCGCTTTTTTGATGGCCGCCGCCTTGCCATCAGCAGCCCATGCCGATCGCCGGTTGGGTCAGGACGTTGCCAGCTACCAAGACAGTACCCTGTGGTGGATGCAACAGCGCTATGCCTTGGGGTCGCGATTTACCATCGTCAAATTGGGCGGCTCTGGTGGCCTAGAGGGGGCACATTACCAAAATCCCAAGGCCAGTGCTCAGCTCGCAAACGCGCAGGCTAGTGGCCAAGACATTGGGGCTTACTACTGGGGGCAATTTGGGGCAGATAGTAATTGGGCGCGGACGATGGCCCGTTACGCCATCAGCGATGCCCAGCGTGTAGGCCTCAAAAAGGGGTCGACAATTGCACTGGATTATGAGGCAGGGGCAACTAACAACGTCCAAGCTAACACCCGAGCAATCATTGCGTACATGGATACGATTAAGGCTGCTGGCTATAAACCGGCTCTCTATTCCGGTGCCTGGTACTTGCAGCATTACGTCGACATTGAGCAGATTGGCCAGCGCTACGGGACTTGTCTGTGGGCGGCATCGTACATCACTACGGCCAACCAGACTGGGCCAAACTTTAACTACTTCCCAAGCATGAAATATGTTGCCTTATGGCAGTACGCTGATAATTGGTACGGTGTAGACGGTAATGTTGAACTGATTGATCATTTTATTCGAACTGGTGAGGTCAAAGAGGATACGCCAGTCAAGCCAACCCAACCAGATCAGTCAAACCGGACGGGGAGCACGTACACGGTCCAAGCCGGTGACTCTTGGTGGGCCATTGCACAACGGGTTGGATTAGATATGTATCAATTGGCCCAATTAAATGGTAAGACCGTTAACGATGTTATCCATCCTGGTCAAGTCCTTAATATTACAGGGACAATCAAGGACGGTGCAGCTGAAACTAAGCAGCCATCGAGTCCGGCAACATCGAACTCAGCGGCAAAAGGTGGCACTAGCAAGGCCGAGCAACCAACTACCCAAAAGACATGGACTGATGAGCTGGGCGACACGTGGCACAGGGAGAGTGGCACATTTACCAGTAATACTTGGCTCCATCTACGCTATGGCGCCAAGCCGCTATCGACCACGCTACTATATGCTGGACCGGGATTGACGATTAAGTACGATGCCTGGTCCCGCCACGATGGATATGTATATGTACGTCAACCGCGAGCCAACGGGTATGCATATGTCGCAGTACGTAATGCACAAACTGGTGAGGCCTACGGAACATTTAAAAATTGAAGTAAGACATCTTTTAAGTGGACAAGGTCTATAAATTTAAAGACAAAAAGCGTTTTTTGAGATTCTTGTGAGGCTATAATGCCCTCTGAGTATACAGATGAAATAGAAAATTCATCTAGCATACTCGGAGGGCATTTTTCTATGCCGCTTCCCACGGTGGTGGGGTAATCCTCAAATCATAAGTTAACACTTTAAATTGTTATAGCGGATATTAATAGCTATTTAGGATGTTTTATGTTGTAATAATAAATAGTATATTAGAAAGTATAATGAGGTGATTTGTGTGTTGTTTATCGATGAGTCTGGATCGATAACGAGAAATAAATCTCGGAACTGTCGGTATTTTGTGATTGCAATCGTAGAGAGTGATAATCCATCACACGTGAAAAGAATTTTCAAAAAAGCAAAAGTAAAATTTTTGAAGACACATGCAAGCAAAAATTATGCGATTCTTGATTATCGTAAAGAAATAAAGGGCTCAGAAATGCCTTCAAAAATGAAAAAATATATCTTTAACGAATTGAAGAAAAAAACTGACGTTAAATTTCATTATATAGTTATAGATAATCATCATTTAAAGGATGACTTTTTTGATAATGTAGAATTATGCTTTAATTTTGTTCTATGCAACTATCTGAAAAATTTGCTGCAACTAAATAACCAAAAAGATCTTTCGATACAATTAGATGAGCGGAATTGTTCTGTAAAGAGTTTAAATAGTCTTGACGGATATTTGAAAATAGAACTAATGCTTAAAAATAATATAATCAATGAATTTAACGGATGTAAATATGTTGATTCGACTAAATCGGATCTTGTACAGGTAGCAGATATGGTTGCAAATACTGTTTATAGGTCTTGTAAGCATGATTCAAAAGACGGAGCTAATGCATTAATAATGAATCAATATTTTAATGATGGAAATATGTATTTTCCTAATCGTGCTAATAATCTTGAATGTTATACTCATGATATCTACAAGCTGATTGACAACAATCACAAAAGGCATTAA